TAATTGAGCATGCCGACCTTCTTATAGGGGGGCAACTGGTTGAAAGAATCACAGGAGAGTATATTTATATGCATCAACAATTGTACAATACAAGTGATGATATAGACCAAACCATATACTTTTTAACAGGGCATGGTAATATTTTGAGTTATGCTTCTGGAACGAATTACACCTATTTCTTAGAACTTCCATTCTACTTTTATAGAAATCCATCCCTAGCTATACCAACGTGTGCCCTAACAAAACAAGTTGTGGAGGTTAGAATTAAGACTAGACCTCTTTCTGAACTTATATTTGGTGGTCCTCAAGGGGATGAGATTGCTTCGATTCCGAAGTTCTCGATGGATACAGAGTTTATCTATGTATCCCCAGATGAAAGTAATTTCTTAAAGTCGAGACCTTTAGATTATCTCATTACACAGGTACAAATGTCTAAATTCAAGATGAAGAGTGGTGATACTACAAAATCAGTTATGCTCAACTTCAAACACCCAGTCAAGGAACTTTTCTTTGTATCGCAATCTGATGTTTCTTTTCAAAACAATTACCCAAATGAATACAATACGATAACAAATGCTGAACTCCGTTTCAATAATGAGGTGGTGTTCAACCAAAATACAAAATTTCTTACATACGAACAATCCCTAAAACACCATGTAAATTCACCATACTCTGGTGTTAATACACCTGGTGCTCCATTTTCTACTGGTGGAGTTTTAGACAAATTCGGTCCAGCTACGTTTGGTATGTACTCATTCTCACTCAAACCTGAGGTCTATTATCCAACAGGACAGGTTAACATGAGTCGTATAGCGCACAAACTGCTTAAGATAACAATTGATCCAAAATATGCAGCGAGTGATAATGATACACGTATATATGCCGTCAATTACAACATATTAAGAATCAATAGTGGATTAGCTGGTTTAAAATTTTAGATTGATATAGTAGTAATGGCTGGTGAACTTCAATTGGCATCCTCAGGGCCTCAAGAGAAGTTCTTTACATTCGACCCAGACTACAGTTATTTTTTGGAAAGTTTCAAAAAACATACAAACTTTTCAAATCAATATTTTGATCTAGATCCAGAGAATGAGGCTGACTTTGGTAGCATAGTCAAGTTTAGAATCCCCCAAAATCAAGGTGATTTATTGAAAACCTTGAGTTTAAAGGTCACTTTACCTGAAATTATCTTAGCATCGGGTTGTTATGTAGAATCAGCTGGACATGCCCTCATAGAACATGTAGACCTAATCATTGGTGGTAAGGTTATTCAGCGTTTGACAAGTGATTATCTTCAAATTTATTCCGAACATTTTGTTACCCAAACGAAACAAAATGCACTTGAAGAATTGATTGGTAAGTTTCCACTGAGAACGGCACATATACGTGTTTCAAACCCTCTGATTGCTGCCCGAAACGCTTTAGGAAATGAGGCAGATATCAGTTTTTTTGTAGACCTACCATTTTACTTTTACAATCATCCAGAACTTGCCATACCTCTATGTGCTATAAACCGTCAGGAAGTTGAGGTTGAATTCAAATTGCGGAATGTACAGGATATTGTTATTCTAACTACTGGAGATTATGCTGACATTTCAGGAGAGACAAAGAAAATTATAGATTTCCAGCTTTGTACGGAAGTTGTACATGTAGACTGTGAAGAAAGAATTAAAATACAAAAATCGAAACGTGATTACCTAATCACACAAATTCAACAAAATGTTTTTGATGTTGCATCTGGTGTAAACACTGGGAAGTTTAAACTAGATTTCATAAATCCAGTGAAAGAGTTATATTTCGTTGTTCAGAGACAGGGGAGTAATGTCAATGCTACTGGTGGATACGACATAGGTGCTAATAAACCCACTGCAGCAAATTCAAACTTCGAGGGAAACTTTGTTACCCCATTTGATTATGATGGTTTACTCGAAGAAACTGGGAATAAGTATATACTTTGGGAGAACTTGGACCATCTTGCACTTACCCTCGATGGTCAGGAAATCATCACCAAGGATACAGGGACGATGCCTTTTCTCAAGGCTGTACAGGCTGCCATACATCACTCAAAAACTCAACTTATTAGACGTTTCTATTCCTATAGCTTTGCTTTACAACCAGAAGAATGGTATCCAACGGGTCAGGTTAATTTCAGTCTCGTAAAAGAGCAAATATTAGACCTAAGTCTTACACCATGTATAGATTTTCCAAGACAAGTTCGAGTATACGCTGTAAACTACAACATCCTTCGTGTAGGTGAGGGAACTGCGAAAACTATTTTTGATCTCAAATACTAAAGATGAATATGCAAACTGGCTTCGGTGATGGGGGTGATGGTATGATTAAGCAGTACATCCAAACCATGACCAATATTCTCCTCCCCGTCATGGAACAGAGTATGATACTTGCAGCTGAATATTCCAAAGCCTGTGGAAGAGATACACTTCTCCCAGAAGATATGGAATATGCGATGAAATACAGTGCTATGTACACAGTTGGTCAGACAGTTGGTTCTATGTTTCCTGAAATATATCAGGAAGAAGAGGAAGAATCTGATGAAGAATATGATGAAGAATCTGATGAAGAAATGGAAGTTGTTTCACCAGAGGACTGCCCCCCATTCGAGAGATACTCGGGAAACGACACGAAATTTCTCCAGATGAACGAAGCCTATGATCGATGGGAATCGTGGACTCCACAGAATCCGACAGAACACATGTTAAAAAATGCTATTAATAGTAATGAGCATCTCAGAACCTGAAGCATGGAGTTTTTCTGATAAGGCTAAGTTACATATTTCAAACTTAGATTCAAGCTCTAGTGATGATTCATCAGATGATGAACAACTTTTTTCAAAAACAAAAACACTCAAAGGTAAGCGGTTTAAAAAATTAGTAACAAAAGAAGAAGTTACAAAAGAGTAATTATTTTCCTGTCGTATAGTATAACAAACACCATGTCGGCCGCCGCTCTCCAAACCGTAAACCTTGTCACCCAGGAACTCCAGTCCCAGACTCTCAACTCCATTGTTGGTGGTTTCTCGTTCGCCGCGGCTATGTCGTGGATGGACTTCGTCCGCTGGACCATCACCCAGATCATCAAGGTCCCCAAGAACGGTGGTGCTCAGTACGCGCTCACCGCGGTCCTTACCTCCCTCCTCTCTGTGGTTGTCTTCTTAGTCATCTCCAGGATCACTGGTAAGACTGCTAAGCCCGCGCAGCCCGTGTACGCGGTAACCCGGTAATCGGTTTACCTTTCATAAAAAATAGAAGGAGTAGACCAACTAAAACAATTAATGCAATATATAAATACTCCTTTCTCCACTTATAAGTATTCTTCACAATCTCAGGGATACTTATTATTGGCTTTGGCTCTTCCTTTTCAACCTTTTTGAATTCTTCTATAGGAACTTTTGGTAAATTTTCCAATTTATCTGTGGTTCCCGATATTTCAAATTTCAGTATATGGTCTTGATTTCTAAAATCGTATGGAATCAAACGACCATGACTCATATAGAAAAACTCGATTTTCACATCCTTTATCATCTTCTGTGCTCCAGAGTGAAAGTGGTGCACCAATTTATCGTCAGCACCGTTAAAGTTTATAGAATCAGTCCCATCTAGAAGTATATGACCCGTGTAGAAAGGGGTAGATGTGTACACAGTTTGTGTAAATTCATCAGACCCCGTAGTTAGTTTTAATATCAAAGAATTTGGACCATCTAGATTAATTGCACCTGAACGAAGTACTTTACTTGTAGATGTAAAGTCTTTTGAGCTGAAACCCATCAGTTGGTGAGGGGTTGTAAGAGGTGAAGCATTACTCAAATATCCATCTGTACCGCTATAAAATTGAAGTGTAAAATCGTGAGAATCTTCTGTGTTTGAAAATACTAATGAATCTGTCTCCTCATCAAAGATAACCGTATCTATGTGCGTATTAGCTGGGGCAAGTTCTATATCGAGGTCTGTAGCTAATACATACCCATTTGAATAATTCGTCTCATTCAAAGTGATAGATACACCATCTACTTTGAATGTCTTATTCGTAGCACATGTCATCAATTGAGGCGTTGGAATACGAGCAGACACAAGTTTGATATTAGAAATGTCATAAATTGGGTTATCTAAATTGACAACATAACTATTGGCATATGCATATACACTTGTATCTCTTTCACTACTATCTATGTTAAGGGTGTGGACCTTCATTAAAATACATGGACAATATTTTAATGACTGTTTTTGTCTATTAGAAATCAATCTTCTACTGATAGAGGGAATGTGCAAGGGGGTTATTCTGGAGTTGTCTCTTAGCGATGCCTAGGTCCTTAGTGTTAGGATTAGCATTACCCTTGTAAGAGTTGAACTGGTGGAAAGGTTTTTGCTGGTAGTTTTGACTCCAGCCACCATTCGCGGGGGCAACACGACCATCAATACGGCTCGTGTCACTGCGAACTGCTGTAAGGGCACCACCCTGCTTGAGGGC